AGATCATGGATCACATCGGCGGCGTGCTCACGACCTCGCCGTCGACCGGGCGCTTCGTCCTGAAGCTGGTGCGCGCGGACTACACCGTCTCGACGCTCCCCGTTCTGAACCCGGACAACGTCATCGAGCTGGAGAGTTTTCAGCGGGCGGCCTGGGGTGAGACGACCAACGAGATCGTGCTCATCTACACCAAGCCAGACACCTTCAAGGAGACCAGCATCGCGGTCCAGGACCTCGCCAATATCCAGGCACAGGGCGCCGTGGTATCGCAGACACGGCGCTACCCGGGCATTACCTCGGACAGCCTTGCCGCTCGGGTCGCCATGCGCGATCTGGCCGTTGTCTCCACGCCGCTTGCCAAGGTCCGCTTGAAGGTGAACCGCGCAGCCTGGAATCTCTACCCAGGCGACGTGTTCAAGCTGGAGTGGCCCGCGCTCGGGATCGCCGGTCTGGTGATGCGGATTGCAGGTGTCGATGGCGGCTCACTCACCAACGGCGCCATCAGCATCGATGCGGTCGAGGATGTGTTCGGACTGCCCTCGGCGGCCTACACCGCCTCGCAGCCCACGGGATGGACCGATCCGGTTCCCGCGCCGACGGCGACCACGCCCCGGCGCCTGGTCGAGGCCCCGTACTGGGACGTTGCCCGTGCACTGTCCGCAGCGGAGCTGGCCTACCTCGATGCCACCGACTGCTTCCTGCAGACCCTGGGCGGGCGCCCAGTACCGGGCGCCATGAACTACGACTTGTACAGCAAGACGAGTTCGGCATCGACTTACAACCAGCGCGGCCAAGGTGAGTTCTGCCCCACGGCGGTGCTGGCTTCCAGCCTCGCGCAGGAGGTGACGAGCACGGCCACCTACAGCAGCGAACTCGACATCGATCTGGTCGCCACCGGGACCTATGCCTACATCAACGACGAAGTCGTCCTGGTCACTGCGATCAACACGACCACTCAAAGCCTGACGCTGACCCGTGGCGTCATGGATACCGTGCCGGTCAGTCACGCCGCCGGCAGCCGGATCTGGTTTGCCGATGGTGCGCAGGGTATAGACCCGACTGAGTACGCCACTGGCGAAACGGTTAATGCGCGCCTGCTCACGGTGACCGGTAAAGGCACGCTGGCACTGGCATCGGCTCCCACCGACTCCCTTGCGATGAACCGCCGCCAGAATCGCCCGTATCCTCCGGGCAACGTCAAGATCAACAACGTGGCCTACCCGGCGGTCGCCAAGGGTGACCTGGTCATCTCCTGGGCCCACCGGGACCGGCTGAGCCAGACGGTGAGCCTGGTGTCCCAGACCAACGGCAACATCGGCCCGGAGGCTGGCGTGACCTACACGCTGCGCATCTACGGGGAGGCGGGCAGCCTGCGGCGTACCTACAGCGGCCTGACCGGCACCAGCCAGACCTACACATTGGCCGACGACACCGCCGATTCCGGTCTTGGCCGACCCAATGCCGCGCTGCGCATCGAGCTCGAATCCAACCGCTCCGGCGTGATCAGCCTGCAGAAGCACTCGATCGCCTTCGAGCGCGCCGGCTACGGACTTTCCTACGACAAATACTACGGAGGCACCTGATGCCCGCAATCACTGACCCGAATCTGGGACTCAACTACGGCTGGACGCTCGGCGAAAGCGGCTGGGGCGCTGGCATGGACGCCAACCTGAAGCGGCTGGGCGCCGTGGTCAGCCTATCGGTCAAAGACCGCGACCTGGCCACGCCGCCCGCCAGTCCAGTGAATGGTGATCGCTACATCATCCCGGTCGGTGCTACCGGCGCTTGGGCAGGTCGCACCGACCAGATCGCGGTGCGCATCGTGGGCGCGTGGGAGTACCACATCCCCAAGATCGGCTGGACCTGCTTCGTCGAGGACGAGGGCGTGCTCTCCGTCTACAAGGCGACTGGCTGGAGCCCCGGCATCGCCGTCTGATCACCTTTCATCCCGTCATCAACCGAACCCGCCGCCCGGCGGGTTCTTCGTTTCTGGAGACCAACGATGAGCCCACCCACCCTGCAAGACGGCATGGTCGTCATGCCGCGCGACGAGTTCGAAGAGCTGCTCGCGCGCGCCGCCGAGCGCGGCGCGAGGCGCGCCCTGGCCGACGTCGGCCTTGATGGTCCCGAGGCGGCGAACGACATCCGCGAGTTGCGCGGTCTGCTCGAAGCCTTCAACACCGCCAAGCACACCGCGTGGCAGACCGTCGTCAAGATGGTCACCACCGGATTCCTGCTGGCGCTCGTGGCGGGTGCCCTCATCAAGCTCAAGGTGTTCGGAGGTGCCCAATGATCGAGACCCTGCTTGGCGGCCTCCTCGGCGGCGCCTTCCGCCTCGCGCCGGAGATCCTCAAATGGCTCGACCGCAAGGGCGAGCGCGGCCATGAGCTCGCCATGCAGGACAAGGCGCTGGAGTTCGAGAAGCTGCGCGGCGCCCAGCGCATGGCCGAGATCGGCGCCGCCGGTGAGGCCGCCTGGAACAGCGGTGCGGTCGAGGCCTTGCGTGAGGCAGTCGCCGCTCAGGGCCATCGATCTGGTGTGCGGTGGGCCGATGCGCTCTCCACCAGCGTGCGGCCGGTGATCACCTACTGGTTCATGGCGCTGTACTGCGCAGCCAAGACCGCCGCCTTCGTCGGCGCGGTTGATGCGGGCGTGGAGTGGATTCCCGCCATCCAGGCCGCCTGGACCGACGCCGACCAGGCGCTCTGGGCCGGCGTGCTGAACTTCTGGTTCTTGGGCCGCGTATTTGATCGGGTGCGGACATGATCGCGGTGCCGCAGGCGGCCATCGAACTGGCCAAGCGTTTCGAGGGTTTCCACCGCGTGCCCAAGACCGACCCACTGCGCCACGCACACCCGTACATCTGCCCCGCGGGCTACTGGACCATCGGCTACGGCCGGCTCTGCAAGCCCGACCATCCTCCCATCACAGAAGAAGAGGGCGAGACCTTCCTGCGCAAGGACCTGCGCACCGCTCTCGACGCAACGTTGCGCTACTGCCCGGTGCTGGCCACCGAACCCGAGGACCACCGGCTCGCGGCCATCGTGGACTTCACCTTCAACCTCGGCGCAGGGCGGCTGCAGACATCTACCCTGCGGCGGCGGGTGAACCAACGGGACTGGGCCGATGTGGCGAAGGAATTGCGGCGGTGGGTTTATGGCGGGGGCAAGGTACTGCCGGGTCTGGTAGTTCGGCGTCAGACCGAAGCGGCCTTGATCCTAGGAGACTTGGCAGCGGGCTGAGCTATCCATCCATGCACCCACTATGCACCCGAGGATGCATGCACGACAAGCATTTTTGAGGTAGAGTATGCTTTCCGTGCATTTTTTGGGTAGATGATAAGGTGGCCATCAGCAGCGTTGGAGAGCTCATCCGAGCAGCGCGCAACGGGCGCAGCCAGAAGGATTTCGCCAAGCTACTGGGCGTAAAGCAGTCATCCGTGAGCCGCTACGAAAGCGGAAAGGCCAGCCCGCCGATCAGCGTCATCGAGCACTGCATGCGTCTGGTGCATACGACTGGCGGTGACGACGTCCCGACGGCGGAGCAGCTCGCCGATCGTGTTCGTGTGGCGCTCGCAGACCCGGATTTAGGGCAGGTGCGCTCGGCACTGTCCCGCTTGGTGGATGCCTTCGTGTCCGAACACGCGCAGACTCGCAGTGTGGGTCCTGCGCCTCAATGAGATAGGAGACCCAATATGGCGACAGAATCGACCATCGAATGGACTGAGCAGACCTGGAACCCGACCACCGGATGCACCAAGGTCTCGCCGGGATGCAAGCACTGCTACGCCGAGGTGATGGCGCGGCGACTTCACGCCATGGGCGCGCCTGGCTACGAGAATGAGTTCAAGCTCACCTTGCACGAGAACCGGCTCGAACAGCCGCTGGCGCGCAAGAAGCCGACCACGTACTTCGTCAACAGCATGAGCGACCTGTTTCACGAGGCCGTGCCGGACAAGTTCCTCGACCGCGTGTTCTCGATCATCGAGGCCACGCCGCAGCACACCTACCAAATCCTCACCAAGCGCGCGGAGCGCCTGCCGGAGTATTTCGCGCGGCGGGCCTGCCCGCAGAACGTTTGGCTGGGCGTGTCGGTGGAGGACAAGAAGTACGGCGTGCCGCGCATCGATTACCTGCGCAAGGTGGACGCGCACATCCGCTTCCTCTCGGTCGAGCCGTTGCTGGAGGAATTGGGCCGCATCAACCTGCGCGACATCCACTGGGTGATCGTCGGCGGTGAATCCGGCCCCAAGGCTCGCCCGATGCGGGAAGAATGGGTGGCCAACGTGCAGGTGCAAGCCGAGGCCGCTGGCGCGGCGTTCTTCTTCAAACAGTGGGGCGGTTGGGGCGCGGACGGCGTCAAGCGTCACAAGAAGGCGAACGGACGAATCTTCCGTGGCCGCACATGGGACGACTATCCTCAGCAGGCGGCGGAAGCGCTGCTATAACGTGTCCAGAATGTCCTTGGCGATCTTTGTCGCCAGACCGTGCGCCTTGGGCGTTGGATTGGACGCCGCGAAGTAGAGCGCGAACATCGGCGCTCCGCTCGGATTCTTGGAGTCGCCGCCTTGATACAGCACCTTGGGGGCGGTGACGGCAGGAAACAGCTCCTTCAATCGATTGGACACGAACTCCAGCATCTGGCGGTGATCGGTGTCGCGCACATCGCCATTGCTGCCACCGAACATGTCGGCTTGCGGATTCTGGGCGTAAAACGCCTGACGCCAATCCTCTGTGCCGAGCACACGCGTCAATGATGCTTCCTTATCGGCATCCAGTGCGTCGGCATTCTTGGCGGCCTGTCGGTACAGGCCGGCATAGGGGAACAGATACCAGACATCAATCGCGCCAGTCTTGGCAATTGCGTCCAGCGTTGACCACTCGACTTGCATCCCGAACGGATCGAGAAACAACACTGCCCGCTCGCTTTTCCATCGGTACTGGCCACACAAGGTTTTCAGCGCCGCATTGGCGTCGTTCTGAATCACCTCGATGGCCTTGTCCGTGTACTCCGCTTCGAGCGCCTTCAGCGCGTGTAGTTTTTTGGGGCGAAGTTCGATGAAGCAGAACTTGTGGAACGAGGGATCGGTGGCCAACGCCCTGCGAGCGGAGCCGTCAATGGTTTTCTTCGCGCCATCAACCTTG